GATCTTAATCCTGTCTTCGAACCTAAAAGCAGTATAAATCAATTTAGAGAAATGAGCCCAGAAGCAGCAGCAGATTTTTTAGATACAGTCAAAATCACTACTTTCTATGAACCAAACGGAACTCCATATTTAACAAAAATGTATGAAGACAGATTTAAAGAAATACCCAAACCAAAATTTGCTGAGCTGTGGCAAAAATATTATGACGACGCATACAAAAACACAGAAAAACTATACTCTCAGATCGGCATAAATGGTCCACTTACTTCTACACCTAATGCAGCACAAGACCTCACGCTTGAAACTACGAGAAAAAGAATTTTAAATCAATTTGATGAATACAATGTTAAAGAGATAGAAGCCGTAAATGAGTTACAAAGCTCATTAAAGTTAGAAATGCGAAAAGTAACTCCAGGATCTGAACTTATAATAGAAGATATACCTATGGTCGGTCAATGGTTTAACACAAGCACAAAAGCTACCATACAAGATGCAGTACAAAACAACGGAACAGACATCCTTTTTCCTAGTAATGGTAAAGCGGTGACTAGGCAAGCAGGATTAGGCTCAGATTTATTACCAGATAACGCTAGAGATTTTGGAGATTTTCCACCTGGTGAGGATCGTAGCTTTGGTCTATTTTTTGAAGACCTTTCTGACGAGGTTCAAACAACACAAATTAACCGTGGTAAACAATATAAAGACCTCAGAATCAAGGCATTTAGACAAGCAGAGCAAGATTACGGCATTGACCTGCCATACGTAGAGTACACTGATAACGCAGGTCAAGAGTTTTTGAGAATAAAAATGACACCAGAAATACAAGAAGCTTTTACAGTGCTTCGTAAAAATATGGGTGGAGCAATTAAAAAACCGTTAATGAATCTTAAATACTCTTGAAAAAAGAACTATTAGCACAGCTACCTGAGGATGTCCTCAAGGAACACTTAGAGTTAGCCGAAAGGTTACAAGAAATAGAAGTTGTTGAAACAGCACAAAGTGGGTTCTTACCTTTCGTCAAAAGTCAATGGCCAGGGTTCATTGGCGGTGCTCATCATCAGAAGATGGCTGACGCGTTTGACCGCATAGCTACAGGTAAAATCAAAAGGCTTATAATCAACATGCCACCACGGCACACGAAAAGTGAGTTTGCTTCTCATTACTTTCCTGCTTACTTAGTAGGACGTAACCCAAGTTTAAAAATACTACAAGCAACTCACACCGCAGATTTAGCAGTTAAGTTCGGTAGAAAGATTCGTGACTTAATGTTAACGGAAGATTTTCAAAGGATCTTCCCTGATGTGTTAATTAACCCAGACTCAAAAGCAGCAGGTAAATGGGAAACCCAAGACAGGCGTGACGCAAAACTAAAGGGCGAGTACTATGCAGCTGGTGTAGGGGGTGCGTTAGCAGGAAGGGGAGCGGATCTATTTATTATTGATGACCCTCATTCTGAACAAGATGCCATGAACCCAAAGTCCATGGAAGATACTTACGAGTGGTATACTTCAGGACCAAGGCAGAGGCTCCAACCAGGAGGAGCGATTGTCATAGTTATGACTCGCTGGAACATCAACGACCTAACAGGTAAATTATTAAAAGATGCAGCACGAGATCCAAAGGCAGACCAGTGGGAGTTAATTGAACTACCAGCTATATTGCCTAGTGGTAAGCCACTATGGCCAGAGTTCTGGAAACTAGAAGAGATTCTAAGTGTTAAGGCTAGTTTACGTGGCGGACCAAAGTGGCACGCTCAGTACATGCAGAACCCAAGTTCCGAAGAAGGTGCATTAATAAAAAGAGAATGGTGGAACGAATGGGAAAAAGAAAAACCACCAGCGTGTGACTACTTAATACAAAGTTACGATACAGCTTTCTTAAAAAGTCAGATGGCGGATTATTCTGCTATTACTACTTGGGGAGTATTTTACCCTGAAGGTAAAATAGGGGAAGACTTCTATAATGGTTTATCTCCTCATATTATTTTACTAGACTGTATTAAAGGTAAGTATTCTTTTCCTGAACTTAAAGCTATAGCTCTAGAACAGTATCACGAATGGACACCTGATTGTGTTATTATAGAAGCTAAAGCCAGTGGAGTTCCACTTACACAAGAATTACGAAACATAGGTATACCTGTACAAAACTTTACTCCATCAAAAGGAAATGATAAGGTAGCTAGAGTTAATGCTGCTGCTCCATTATTTGAATCAGGAATGGTTTGGGCACCAGACACTAAATGGGCTAACGAAGTTAGAGAAGAATGTGCTGCTTTCCCTGCTGGAGATCACGATGACTTAGTAGATTCGACTACTCAAGCATTATTAAGATTCAGGCAAGGTGGGTTCGTAAAACTACCGAGCGATTATGAGGAAGAAGAACTATATCCTAGACGGAAAATAAGTTATTATTAACCATGGCAATTGAAAAACAAAATCCCCTACAAGATATTTTAATGGAAGTTGCACCAGAACAAATGCAACAACCTATGGAAGTTGAGCTTCCAGAAGAAATGGATATTGGTGGTCAAATGGCACCTGCTTTTGAAATGGGAGCAGACGGACAAATGGTTCCCCTTTTTGATGAAGAAGAAGCTATAGTAAACGAACATCAAGCTAATCTTGCTGAGGTACTAGATTCCTCCTCGCTTAACACACTAGCGAATGAGCTATTAGATGCATATGAACAGGACAAAGACTCACGTAAAGATTGGCTTGAGGTGTTTACTAAAGGGCTAGACCTTTTAGGCATTAAAGTTGAAGAACGTGATCAACCTTTTCCTGGAGCCACAGGCGTAAATCATCCACTATTAGCAGAAGCTGTTACACAGTTTCAAGCACAAGCCTATAAAGAACTTTTACCAGCAGGCGGTCCAGTCAAAACTCGAGTCATGGGAAATGAAAGCCCAGAAGTTTTAGAACAATCAGCCAGAGTTAAAGAGTTCATGAATTATCAAATCTGTGATGTCATGAAAGAGTATGACCCTGAAATGGACAGCTTGTTATTTTATCTACCTTTAGCTGGTTCTGCATTTAAAAAAGTTTATTACGATAACTTACTAGGTAGAGCTACCAGTAGATTAGTGAAAGCAGAAGACCTAGTTGTAGCTTACGAAACCACAGATTTAGAAACCAGCCCTAGATTTACTCACGTTATGAGTATGACAGGCAATGATTTAAAGAAAATGATGCTTTCAGGAACCTATAGGCAAACCGATGTCGGTGAGCCCCTAGATATGGACTACAATGAAGCAAAAGAAAAGATAGATGAGCTTCAAGGTTTATCTAGACCTATAACAGACTACGATGAATACACTGTTTTAGAGCTCCACGTTAATTTAGAGCTTGAAGAAGACGGTGATAACGGCTTTGCTGTACCTTATGTGGTTACTATCCTTGAAGATAGCAGTGAAATCCTTTCTATACGACGTAATTGGTCTGAAAATGACCCATTATTCAACAAAAAAGAGTATTTTATACACTATAAGTTCCTTCCAGGTCTCGGTTTTTACGGTTTTGGCTTAATTCACATGATTGGAGGGCTTACTAAGTCCGCTACATCAATTTTACGCCAATTAATTGACGCTGGTACACTAAGTAACCTACCTGCAGGCTTTAAAGCACGTGGAATGCGTGTACAAGGTGAAGATACACCATTAAGACCAGGTGAATTTAGAGATGTTGATGTCCCAGGTGGGGTAATTCGTGATGCATTGATGCCTTTACCCTATAAAGAGCCTAGTAGCGTATTAAGTCAGTTATTAGGTGTTATTATTGAGTCTGGACGTCGTTTTGCGTCTATTGCAGACATGAATGTAGGTGATATAGGCTCTCAACAGTTACCTGTAGGCACAACTGTAGCTATGTTAGAACGCGGTACAAAAGTGATGTCAGCTATACACAAACGCTTACATTTCGCCCAAAGGAAAGAATTTAAGCTATTAGCCGACATTTTTTCTAAAAGTTTACCCCCTGTTTATCCTTACGATGTACCAGGAGCAAGTAGAGAAATAAAAGCAACAGACTTTGATGACAGAATAGATGTGCTTCCTGTTAGTGACCCTAATATCTTTAGTATGGCACAACGTGTTATGTTAGCTCAGCAAGAATTACAAATGGCACAAGCAGCACCACAAATACACGATTTACGAGAAGCCTATAGAAGAATGTACGAAGCCCTAGAAGTTAAGAACATAGAACTAATTTTACCCCCTCAAGCTGAAGTACCGCCACGTGACCCTATAAGTGAGCAGCAAGCAGCAATGACAGGCAAACCTATTAAAGCCTTTGAGTTTCAAAACCATGATGCTTATATAACATCGCATTCTTATTTTGCACAGAACCCAATGATAGCACAAAACAAAGTTGCATTAACAGCAATATCTGCTAACATACAAGAGCATCAAGCTATGTTATATAAACAGCAAATTGAACAAGCAATGGGTCAGCCTTTACCTCCAATGGAAGACGGTCAAATGCCTCCAGAAATAATGAACCAGATAGCAGGAATGGCATCACAAGCTACTCAACAAGTTACTGGTCAAGCAAAAGCTATGGCGGAAGCTATGGCGGAAGCTAACATCGATCCTATTGTAAAACTTAAAGAACAAGAGATCGCACAGAAAGCTCAAAGCGATATGGTAAAAGCACAAATAGACATGACTAAGATTCAATCTACAGAAGCAATAGCAGAAATGAAAATTGCTCAAGAAAGAGAAGAAGCACTTATGAAAGAAAAAAGTACTATGCGCAAAGATTATCGTGATATACTAAATGATGTTAGAAAATCAGACAACGACTCAAGAGGTCAGTAATGTTGAATAGAGCTAATTTTGAAGAAATGATGGGCGGTAACGCTAACCGTAGAAGAATGTCTCACGGAGGTGCACCAGGATATCATACGATGCCCGATGGAACTCACATGAAAAACTCTTCTATGAAAAAGAAAAAGAACGGTGGATCTATGACAGACACCAAAAAAAGTTTAAGGAGACCATAATGGGTGGATCAACAAAAAGAACTATGTCTAATAAAGACAAGATGAAAGACAAATTATTTGATAAAGCACTTAAGAAAGCTAGTAAGGGCAAAAAAGAAAGAGACCTGCGAGCTATTTCTGATAAAGATATGAAAAAGGGTCTTAAAATGAATCGTGGCGGTAAAGCTAAAATGAACCGTGGCGGAGAGCCTATGGTTGGAATGAACCGTGGCGGTAAAGCAGGCAAAAAGAAAGGAATGGCTAGAGGTTGCGGAGCAGCAACTAAAGGCAAGAGTTTTAACAAATGACAGCTAAGAAAAAAGGTCTAGATGGTAAAGCCTGTTGGAAAGGCTATAAACAAATGGGCACTAAAAAGAAAGGCGGTAAAACTGTAGACAACTGTGTTAAGATGTCTCACGGTGGAGCTTTACATGGCGGTCAAAAGAAACTGGACAAAAACAAAGATGGTAAATTATCTGGAGCAGATTTTAAAATGATGGAACACGGAGGAATAGTTTCAGGAAATTCTAACCGTAGAAGATCAATGTAC